GGGGGGGGTGTCGAAGCTACTATTCATATATACCAACGGTTATAGCTCAATTTCAAGGTTTTGCGACACCTTCCAACTTTTTTTTAATTTTAGCGCAACAAAAAAATAAATTGTCATTTAGGTGTCGAAAGAGTAAAAATGAATATGCCTAGGAAAAGACGAAAACGAATTGCAGCTGAAGGTGCTCCCGATATACCTTATCCGAGAGTTCGAGTGGAGTGGATTGATTGTGTCAGCGACTCGGGCTGGGCTACTGACAAAGAGTTTGACAAGATGAAGTTAGCAAGACCTGTCAATGAAGGTTGGTTGTACTCTAAAGATAAAGATTCAATAAAACTATTTGCGTCTTATGATTTAGATGATGATAGTATTACGTTTGGGGATCGTACTATGATACCTCGTCAGTGGGTAAAAAAGATTCAAAAAATTTAATGTTCGAAGATCTATTTCCTACTCTGCTTTACAGTAAAGATTTAAAATTAAATCTTAATGAGCTGTCAGAATATTGTTTAAAATTTAAACAAAGACATAAAACTAGTTTTGATGCAAGTAATGCAGGAGGTTGGCAGTCTCCAAAGTTAGGTGGAGATGATCCTATTATAAAAGATATTGTAAAACAAACACCTGTTTTAGGTAAACTTTTTAAAGAAATATTAAAAGCAGGAGAAGAGTATAGAAAGAAAATACACTATTCTCAAAAATTAAAGATGTCAAATATTTGGGTAAATGTAAACAGTCATAAAGATTGGAATTCACAGCATATACATCCTAACGCTGTGTTAGCTGGCGTTTATTATATTAATGTTCCTAAAAATTCAGGAACTATAAATTTTAAACATCCTTCTAACAATGTTATAGAGTATGATTGGGAACCACATTTGATGGAAAAGTATACACCACATAACTCACCTGCATGGAACGTCACTCCTAAAGAAAACAAACTGTTATTGTTTCCAGGTTGGTTACCACATTTGGTAACACCTAATTTTAGTCAAGAAGAAAGAATATCTATTTCTTTTAATTTAAGAAGATGAAACCTTTGGAGTCACATCAATTATCTGTGCGTAATCGTCTAATATCTGTTTCATTTTTGCTTCTAGTTCTTGTTCTGATAGGTCCTCTAGTTTTCCTGTTTTTATTATCTTCCTATCTATGTATAGTCCTGCTGCTTTTCCTCTGTTTGCTTCCGCATTCACTGCAGAAGAAAACGATCCTTTTTTTAAAGCGGCTTCACGGAGTCTAGCAAGCTCTGCAACGTGACCTTCATAAGTCACTTCATGTTTACGAAGTCTTTCTTCTCTTAACTGACCGATATATTTTACAACAAGAGGTGATTGTCTTGGGTTGCATAATTCTGATCCTTCTTGTCTTGCACGTTTAGGACTATACCCAGCAGCGATAGCTGCTTCTGTTTGAGTCATAGGTCCATCTGGTCCACCGAATACTAAAAACTCTGCGAACCTCTGTTGCATCTCTGTTAATCTTTTTGGAACACCCATAGTTGACAATTTAAGGTAACATTGTTATATTGTCAAGATATGAAAGATGACAGAGGAAATCTAGATTTAACCAAACAAATAGATAATCTTAAACATACCATTAGGATGTATCAACAGTTGTTAGTTGACGCTCAAAGACAAATTTATTACTGGAAAAAATTTTCATACGAGAATGAAAAAAACATAAATCTCTTGCAAGGTTATAAAAAAGTGATAGAGGATTTATCTAACAAGTTAAGACGAAAAGATTCATGAGAGTTCAAGACTTGCAATTATTCTTAAGTCAATTTACCAAAGGTTCTGACGCAGTAAAAAACGCAGTTATCTATGTAGAGATAAAAGGAAAGTTGCATGCAATCCGACGTATGGAAGTACATGAGAATGCAGTTCCTATCATAGGCCAGCCAGGTCGTAGTGCTCACAGATTAGTTATGAAAACTGAAAAACCTTCGAGTCTTATCTTACCAGATAAACTTCAGAAGGACTATTAATGAATGACAATGTTACTCTAAAAAACGCATGGGACCAGAGCGTAAATTATATCAAAAAATTAAAAAACATTTTACTGATATTTCGCTTATTCGACTTGAAAATAATAGCTTACACGGTACTCCCGATCTATTGGCTTATAATACTTCTGGTCACTTTTTCACTATCGAACTGAAAGTCACTTCAGGTAACAAGATTAAATTTTCACCACACCAAATAGCCTTCCATGTTAGGCATCCTAACAATACCTTCATCATGGTAGAGGCCCTTGGTCCTCGTACCGTGAAACTTTTCCGTGGTTCACGTATCATGGAGCTTGTTGCTTGCGGCTTTAAGCTTGACGCTTGCTGCTTGGGGCTTGACGCTTGTCGCTTGATGCTTCAAAAGGTTGGTTCGAAAGCTTGACGCTTGAAGCTTGACGCTTTAGGCCCGGATCAGGACGTACGTCGCTAGGCCCACGCGTTGAGTTAGCATGACTAATAGCCTGATCCGATTTATTACGTAGCTTTCGTAATTCTTTATAATAGTTTGGGTGTTTGAAATTAAAAGTCATTTTAATGTTTACCGTAGGATATAGTTTTTACTTCAGGATTCCAACATTGTCTACAGCTACCGCATTCATTGTTTTGTTTTGGAGCTGGACACGTAGCCCCTGAAGTTACAACTTCAGAAGAGTTAGGCCACGAAGCAGGCGCCCGCTGGTCTACCATGGGCGCGCTAAATCGTATGACTAAATTTGTAGGCTTGCTGTCGAGATGGTCCTTAATCCAAGCTTCTCGAGTTGGCATCCAATGCTTTTTTGTAGGTGTAAGTTTACACACCTTATAAATTTTTTGAAGGTGTTCCAGATCCTGGACGTCGCCGCTGTCATGCCATCGGAAGACATCCGGCTTTTTGCTGTTGATCAAGTGAGCCATTGCCTGGACCCAGTCCGGACTCTTAATAGCTTCCAGCCTTCTGTATTGCGCAGCCTGAACAACTTTAAACACATAACAACCTTTGAGCGCATAACAATCATAACAGACGCTGCCCGGGACCTTCTGTAGCTTGCCGCCAGTCTTGCACTCTTTGGCAGGTAAACCAATTGACCAGCCAGGCATCTTTGAAGGCTTGCTCAATGAGCCGCCTATAATTTTTAAAGCTTCTTTTGTTTCCATAATCTTTCTCCTTTAACCTCCTGGATATCATTATATTTTAATCTTGTCAAGCTTGCGGCCTGACGCTTGCAGCTTGTGGCTTGCTGCTTATATCCATTGGCCTGTAACCAGCGCCAGTGATTAATCAAAATTTTTTCTTTATCCATAAATTCTTTCTGGACCAGCTGTCGCGCAACGTATCATTCTCAATTACAGCTTCTGCTTATTGATACGCCTGTAATCACAACTGATCCCAGGTCCGACGTAACGCCTCCGGAAATCTTTAACCTTGAGATTCTATTAGGCTCACCTAGTATATTGCCAACTCAAGTTTAGCAGATCCATCGGACCAGGGATCAGTTCTAGTTGTCGTTTAAATCTCTTTCAATTCAACCCTTACAACCAGAAGTTGTCCCGATTTAAGTCTATAGCTTTAATTCTAAATTAACTTAAATCTAAATCCTATATAATACTTGACAATCCCTTTGTCAAGTGATAATTTCAAATCATGCAAAATAAAATAAATAACCAAGAAAGAGGAAACATGACTAAAGAAAAAAAGATAACACTTAACTCTGAAAAGAGAAAAGTTATTGCTGACCAGTTTCAATCTTTTTACGAAGATAAAGTAAAAGATAAATTGGTACAAGCAAAAGAACAGTACGACTTAATTAGAGAAAAAGCAAAAGAGCAGATTGAGAAAGTTGTAAGGTTTCATCAACCACAAGAAGATGTTGATACAATTAGATCAATGATACAAAAATACAATAGAGCAGGTGGCGAGTTGTATGAAGATAATTGTTTCTATGTTCAAAGTCCAATTCAAAAAGTTGATGATGAGGGTAGAGAATATACTGATGATAGAGAAATACACATTAAATTTTCTATGGGTAGAAAGTTTGCAAGAGCATACTATCGTGATGAGATGAAAGCAAAAGGTCTTAACCCAGATTTTAATTTATCAATTAATGATGACTACTCAAAAAGAAGTCCAAAGTATTATAATGATGAGAGTGCAGTAAATACTTATTTGGGTTTTAGCAATTCATCTAACGAAGATAAATCTA